TTCGGTTGATCCAGCTTCTCCGAATAAAGACAATGACCTGACTGCTGTTGCTTCTGCATTTAGCCCAAATGAGAATGCCTGATCCGCAGTTGAAGATGCGCCTTGCCCAAAGCTGAAGCTAGAAAAACCTGTAGCACTCGCACCACTCCCAATAGCCACAGCATTCGTACCAGTAGCACTTGGAGCAGTCGGGCTGCTTGGATTATCCGCATATAGATTGCGACCCACCAGTAGAGTTTTGTCGGCAGGGGCTGTAACAAAAATATCCTTGCTACCAGCGCCCCAATTTACAGCCGCGTCACTGTTGGAACTTTCGATGATCGTAGTACGTGCGAGCGTTGTCCCTGACAGGGTAAACGTGCCGATGCCTGTTTCCCAGTCTGTTCCATCCGTAATTGCGTAATAACAAGTATTACCATCGCCCACGGCCGCAAAGGACTGATAACCATCTTTTGCACCAGCAAGAGTATAGGTTCCAGTTCCAGTTGTGGTCGTGGTTTCTTGTACACGATCAGCGACAATGAGCGCCATGATTTACCTCTTATGCAAGAGTTAGAATGCCACTTGCCCCAATGTCGATTGTAAATGTATCGCCATCATTCAAGGTCAAACTTGATCCATAATCATAGATACCGATCAAAGGGTCGGCAGGTGATGTTACTGTATCGTTGTAAATATAAATATATCTAAACGCAGCAACAGAACCGCCAGAAGCCGTAAGGGTCAAATCATCTGCACTCAATTTGTATGTTCCAGATGTTTGTGCGGATGTTACGTTTGCAAGTGTGCGTGACGACAGATTGGTATAAGAAATCTGAGTGACATTCGCCAAGACGCCATTTCCGTCTGCCGTGGGATTGCTGGTTTCACTCGCTGGTGCAGTGTTAGACAGAGCGACTATGAGCGTATCGCTTCCAAGGTTCATGCCTTCAACTGCATTTTCAACGAAATCATTAACCTTCGTGAAAGACGCCATGTTTAAAACTCCATTTTAACGCGCTGGTGAATTGTATCTGATTTTGCCTTGTGTGTAAATGTATCATCCCGAAGATCAATCTGTAGGCTTAGTGGGCCATGTAATGTTATCGGGGAAGCCGCTTTGCGATGGCACATCCCGCAAGGCTTGGCGATACGTTGCCCATGATGCGGCATTGACAGGAGCATCAGGAACTTGCGTCCAATCTGATTGCTGCAAAAGCAAATCCCTTTGCTCTCTAGCAATAATATCTTGTGATGGTCCCGCGATTTCTACCACAGGAAACTGAATGCTTTCTAAATCATCAACCTCAACAGCATAATGACCATCCATCAAGGCATTATTAACGTCCCCAAAAGTAGCCATCTTTTGAACAAGAACATTATCGCTGTTATATATGGCATAAAATCTTTTAATCATTTTGCCAGCAACCTCGTAAACATTTGCCCTGTTACAGTGCCACTTCTTCCTAATAGAGTGCCGCTAGAATTATAAATACTATACCCTATACGACATCTAAACGTTGTAGTTGCTTTAGTTACATTTGGTGTAAATGTCACACTGCCAGAAACCGTTTGATTTGCTAATAAGGAAGAATTATCTTTTGAAACTTGAGCAGAAAAAACTGGCCCTATATCAAAGTAGGTTGTACTGAACCAATTAGCCTGAATTTGGAGCCTAACTTCCGTAATCCCGCCTACTGTCATAGTGTTGTTAGAAAGCACAAAAGTAAAAAAACATTCAGTGGCAATATTTGCTAGGGTGGGCGATGAAACACTTGTTATAGTCGTATTCGGAAGAGCCTGAAGTGCTGTAAAAGAAGTGCTTCCAAGGTTCACAAAATTATACTCAGAAACAGCATTATTACCAATTTTAATGCGTTCAACAGCCAAATCAGCAATTTTGGCGCTAGAAATAACCGCATTATTCATTTGTGCAGAGTCAGTAATAATCCCAGAGGTAGCAAGCAAGCCGCCTGTGATTGTATTCGCAACAATCTTATCGCCCGTGATCGTTGCGCTGGTAATATCACCGCCATCTGCTGCCGCTAAAGTAAGCGCCCACGCGCTGCCGTTCCATTGATATAGCTTTCCATCAGTTGTGAGAAATACTTGCTGCCCTGTAAAATCACCTGAAGCTGGCAAAGAAGAAACTGGTGCAATAATATCTAGGTTTTGGTCAATAAATAGCTGCCGAACTCCATTCTCAAAGTCAGCATTGTCAATATATTCCGTTGTGGCAAATGTGCCTGATGAAAAACCCGATTTATTGCCACTAAAATCAACCGCTTTTAAATAATAGTATTTCGTTTCATTTAAACCTAAATTTGTCCTTACAAAACGATTGCCAGCAGATGTTCCCACAACAGTTGCCCCGACTGTCGTCGCTGTAGTATTCTCATAGATTTCAACATAATTTAAATCAGCATCCGCTGGGTTTGTCCAAGATAGCGTAATGTATTTATAGCCACCCGCTGCGGATAGGGATGTAGGCGCACTTGGGGCTGTTGTGTCGCCCCCAGATGTTGCTGTAGCAGAAGAATAATCGCCTCTATATCCAGTTATTGAGACACTACGAACCCGCGCTGTATATTCTACACCATCAATGACAGGCGACAGAAGGGCAGAAGTCGTATCGCTTATAAATGTTGTTCTGTTCGCACTGCTTGTCTGCCCCCATTCAATTTCATAATAACTGACAAAAGCATTGGTTGGCGCAGTCCAGCTTGCCAATAAGCTATTAACAACAGAACCATCTCCCTGCACCTCAGAACCGCCATCCGCTAATGTAAGGCCCGTAATAGCTGTTCCAGCACTAATACTTGGCAAGGTGGTATTGTTGCTTATGATTGCGCTCTCTTCAGCATTCCAATCAAATGCTGCTGAAGAAGTTTCTCTAAGCGTAAGATTTACACGCAAATCTCCAGCGTCTTGATTTGCCGCAAACCTCCACCCGATAACTTCAAACTCCTTTGCAGAGAAGCCATATCTTGAATTTGTGAAAGCAATAATATCGCCAACTTCGATTTCTAACGCCTCTAAGCTAAAATCAGCACTAAGCGTCATTTGCTCACGACCCCTGAAAAGCGTCAATTTAGCAAGACGCTGGGCCATTGCTGCGCTTGTTGTAAATGGCAGCCTAAGATCAAGAAGCGCTTCTTCGCCATTGTCCTCAGTGACAAAGGTAGAGCTAGTTATTTCTGGATAATCCGCAGTAATCCAATCTTGGCTTGCGTCATTAAAGGTGCCTCTGACAGTGTTAAAATTGTCCCGCATGGAAATGCGCGTTTCCAAGTTTATAGGGCCACGCAAATCATCCAGCGTTAGCGTTTTAACTGGCGAAGAATAAGCCCCTGCCTTCAGCTTCCAATAGCCTGATCCCCAAAACAATGTGCCAGCGCATGATGTTACCATGTCACCCAAAACATCACCAATCGGACGACTAGCATTCACAATACCATTCATTTCGTATCGTTTTTCCGTACCGCCGCCTGATAATGTTACATTCTCATCACATTCATTCGCAGCAGCAGAAAAAGAAACGTCATCTATTGAGCTATCGTCTAAGCCATACGATGCGGTAAGGAAATCACGAATACACAAAGCAGCATTGGCGCTATAAACTGTTGTGCTGCTTCTAGGGTCATAAACCTTTTTACCTTCCACAATAGCAGTAATGGTAGGTATGCCATTGGCAAAAACCTCTTGGTCATATTCATACCTTACATAAAGATATGCTATGCCTAATCCCTTAAATGTGCTTGTTGCACTTGTTTCAGATACCAAATCTGTGTCGGCAGTAGTTTGTGATCCATCATGTCTTTTGATGCGTATTTTACTTTGATAATTGATTTGCTCTGCGCCCGTGCCAGCAGTAGTAACAAAGTTTCCACTAAATGAAGCTACTTGGTCATTTATATAAATATTGCCTATTGAATTAACTTCATGCCCAGCCAGCACAATGATCTGATGCAGATATGTGTTATTTGTTCCAGTGGTTTCGTAGAAAGTAATAATCCCACCTTTACGAACCTTGCCATAAACAAAATCTTGTGCAGCAACCCCATTTTTCTGATTGACAAGAATACCAGCAGAAGTTTGCCCCGCGATAACATCAAAATCTGGCTTTGGGGTTAAGGCATTTATTGCCCATGATGTAACAGCAGATATAGCAACAACAGAAGCAACATAAACCGCGCCATAAGCCAATGCAGCACCTGCACCAGCCGCAGCAGCAGCGCCGAATGTTCCAAAACCAGTTACAAGAGCAGCAACCGCTGCTGGTTGTCTCGGAACATTTTCCCAATCATTAAAGCTCTTTACTGTTAAATCACCTAGCTTGTATCTGCTCATGCTTCTTTAACCCATGCTTGGTGAATATAATCTAACGGCAAATATAGCATACCTTCCCTTGATAAAAAAACAGCTTTTGTGCCTGTGCATATACCTAAAGCAACGCCTATCAACCATCTTTGAGATTGTTTGGTCGTAACCAGTGCGCCTAAAGGCGGAACATGATCTACTTTATTTAAACGATCATCAATTTTATTGGGTAATTGCCTAATAGAAAATCCAAACTCTTTTTCTAATTCCTTGCGATTTAAAGTTCGTGAACCTTCCATATACCTACCAAGCCAATCATCAGCCCAGCCTTCACCATACATTGCTCTGAAGGCATTATTAGTAAACGTCAGACAATCATGCTTGCCCCACTCAAAAGACTTATCTTTAACCGATTTAAGATAGTCGTTTAAGCTCTCTCTCTGCCCCATATCACTTCTTTGTCCTGTAAATCTGCAACATAAGAAAAGAATGTATCGCCAGAATGTCTCGCCGCATGATTTTCTTCACTATATCTGCGATTGCTGGCCTTCTCCAATCTTATTAATTTGCTTTCAACGCTAAGAGATATTGTGCTTGTTTCGCCACTATCCTCAATCGTCATCGTATTCATAAAGCCGCTAAAAACCTCAATGGGAGTAGAGGTATCAGTCGTACCAAAGTAAACTTTGCAACTACGCCTTTGATAGCTTTCTGATAACGCCAAAGTGACTAGCGTTGATGGAACGCCAGACAAAGATAATGTTATATTTTTGGCTGATAAGTCACTTGCCTCTTCCAAGCCACTTATGCTCAAAAGACTGCCCCCACCCGTATAGGTGTTGCTGGATATTGTTAAATCACCGTAACCCGTCCACAAGCGTATAGCACCGCTATCAAAATTAAGCTCAACCGCATAGTAAGGGTACACTTCTGGCTGGCTAAGTGCTGTGAGCAAAGCTGATGGTATTGTGCGGCTCATATCGCTTCTATCGCTCCAAATGATATGCCATATATGGATGCTTCATTTATACTGTATGCTTGCTCATTGC